ACAGGTACATTAAACACAGCTATTGGCGGTCAGGCTTTACAAAACAACACCACAGCCAGCAACAACACGGCGGTTGGGTATCAGGCGGGATATAGTAATACAGGCGGTGCTATTACTGCAATTGGTCAACAGGCTCTTTACAGCAACACTGGATCAAGCAACGTAGCTGTTGGGTATCAAGCTGCGTACAGTAATACATCTGGACAAGACAATGTTGCCTTGGGTCGAAATGCACTTCGTTCCAACACCACCGCCAACAACAACACTGCTGTTGGGTATCAGTCGCTTTACAGTGGGAATGGAACAGGGGCTACTCAAAATACTGCTTTGGGTTATCAAGCTGGCTACAGCCACACAACAGCAACAAACTCTGTAGCTATCGGTGGCCTAGCACTTTATTCTACAACATCAGGTGCGAGAAACGTAGCGGTTGGCGTTGCTGCACTAGAGGATAACACTACAGGACAGTATAACTCTGCGCTGGGCTTCCAAGCATTAGGCTCCAACACCACCGCCAGCAGCAACACCGCCGTTGGGTATCAGGCGATTTATACGAATACCACAGGAAACGACTTATTTGCGGCGGGTTATAGATCGCTTTACAGCAACACCACAGGCATTAGGAATGTCGCTATTGGCGCACTGTCTCTTTACTCCAACACCACCGCCAGCCAAAACACAGCAGTTGGGTATCAGGCAGGGTACGATATTACTTCAGGTATCAAAACAACAGCGATTGGATCACTTGCATTAAAAAACCAAACCACAGGTATTTATAACACAGCGGTGGGATATGATGCTGGTGCAGCAATAACAACAAACAGCGAAAGTGTATTCATTGGATATATTTCGGGGCAAGCCACAACAGGCGGCAAGAATACATTTGTGGGTTCTGATAGTGGTAAGCTAGTCACAAGCGGTGCTGACAACACCATCATAGGCCGCTTCAACGGCAACCAAGGCGGCTTGGACATCCGCACCTCAAGCAACAACATCGTGCTGTCTGATGGGGATGGTAACATTGGTCTTTATATTGATAACTCTCAAGATGCTCATTTTGATGGTAACGTGATTGCTTACTCTACAACAATCTCTGATGAACGCCTAAAGACTGACATCGTTAAGATTGAAAGCGCCTTGGACAAGGTTGACCAGATAAATGGTTACACCTTTACATACACCGCTGACGGTAAGAAATCTGCTGGCGTTATTGCTCAAGAGGTTGAGAAGGTTCTGCCCAGTGCCGTTAATGAAACAGCCATGCCATTAAAGACTGGCAATAATGACTTGTATAAGTCTGTGCAGTATGACCAGCTTATTGGCTTGCTTGTTGAGGCTGTCAAAGAGTTGAAAGCAGAAGTCGCTGAACTGAAAGGTCAGTAACATGACGTTACCAGCATCCGGTCAGATTACACTTAATCAAGTCAATGTCGAACTTGGCAATAGCGGCACGGATCAAATCGGCATGAATGATGCCGCTGTGCGTGGCTTGTTTGGTATTGCGTCAGGCGAGATTGAAATGTCTGATGGCTATGGCAAATCCTCTGTGACTTTTTATGGAAGCCGAGGCGTTTTTGCGGGTGGTGAGGGTCGCGGTGATATTGACTATATTACGATTGCCAGCACTGGAAACGCCACTGACTTTGGCTATCTAACAGTCAACAGAGGTCATTGCGATGGGCTGTCAAATGGATCAAGGGGCGTCTTTGGTGGCGGTGACGGTGTATCCAATGTGATGGATTATATTACTATTGCATCCACAGGCAACGCCACTGACTTTGGAAACTTAACAGTTGCAAGGCAAGAACCCGGCACGGCATCGGATGGCTCTCGTGGGGTTTGGGCTGGTGGCAGGGCGGGTGGAACTTTTTATGATGTGATGGATTATATTACTATTGCGTCCACAGGCAACGCTACTGACTTTGGCAATCTTTCTGGAACTAGGGGTTCCGTAGCTGGGACATCAAATGGATCAAGGGGCGTCTTTGCTGGGAGTAGTTATGCCAACATTGTAAATGTAATTGATTATATAACCATTGGAAGCACGGGCAATGCCACTGACTTTGGAAATTTAACTCAAGCAACATTTGACTTGTCGGCGGCTTCAAATGTGACAAGGGGTGTTTTTGCTGGTGGCTCAACTGCGGACTCAAGTTCTGGGGCAACTAATGTCATAAGTTACATTACGATTGCCAGCACCGGGAATGCTATTGATTTCGGAGACTTGACCGTTGCCAGACAGGCTTTGGGCGGCACTTCTGACGGATCAAGGGGCGTCTTTGGCGGTGGTTATCATTCCGGCGGCACAGCCGTAAACGTGATAGATTACATCACCATTTCAAGCACTGGCAATGCTACTGATTTCGGAAACTTAACAACAAGCCGCATTGGTGTCGGCGCTACTTCTGGAACATGACAGGAGAGACTTCTTGAGCAATATAACAAATAAACCAGACATCACATTTAGCTTACCAGCCATATCATCTGACAGGGTGAATGCTGCCGCTGTGGCAAAGGTGAACAAGCACCTGCCAGAGCTTGCAGAGAAAACTCGTGCTTTTGATCGTCAGAACAGTCAGACAACTCTGGCATTGATGACTTTGACTATGATGACGGGCCACTCGCCATATCGTGTAATGCGTCAGATTATGGCTGAGGTTGAGAATCGCAAAATGGCTCTGGCGGAGGCGCAAGTTTCTCACGCAGAGTTGCTGGCAAAGATTGAAGAGTTGAAAAATAAAGATGATCCCGTATCGATAGCAAAGTTTAGGCAGAATAGCTTTGCATTAGATATGATGGAAGCAAAAGTAAACGGAGCCTTCAAGGACATTGCCACGATGATTGACGCTTACGAAAACATTAAGGCCAAGAACGGCATTGATGACTGGGATGAAGAAGCGTTTGAGGCCGAGGAAAAGAAGCACCATGTGCGCCGTGGCTTTGAGTTGATGTATCGCAATCTTCTTGAAACTGGCCGAGCGGCAACGGCCACAATCGAATACACAGCACAATATGGCGTTCACCCGCAGATTGCTATTAAAGAGTGCAGCATATATCTCAAGGGCGTCTCAGACGCTATCGACAAGGGTATTGTTTTACACTCAAATCACCTTGAGGACTTCTTGGATGAAATGGCTGAAAAGTATAAGGTGTGTGTAGACGCAACAGCGGAGCGGCTATTTGGCAAGGCTGACTTCACTAATACAGATTATATGATGAAGCTGGGGGCAAGAAAATGATTATTAAGTATGTTCTAAATAGTGATGGCACTGTTCCCAATTATGTGGAAAATGGTGGTTATTTTTTAGACCCAGATGATAGTGATGAGGCCAAGATAGGGACCGCTGTGGCCAATGGCATCCCGTCAGATGCCCCTGCAACAACTTCTGTGATTACTAAGTCTGATTTAGTTGCTAGAGTTTCCGACATTATGTTGAGATACCCACCGCAAGAATCTCTTACAAGTGGAAATGTTGATACCAGAACAGCCACAGAAATTGTTGACGCTTGGTTTGTCCAAGTGGGCGAAATATAGTAATGGAAGATGAAGACACCATTAATTGGGTTTTAACGTAACCAGTCAGAAAAGGAGAAAGACATGACTGATACACCAACTGCGGAAGAAATCGCACAACACTACACAGCAATGGGTCACTCAGTTGACCTGCTAAACTCTGGACAGCCTGCCTACATGGAAGACGCTGATTGGGCTGACACTGTGTCACGCAACGTAGAGCATCTGACACTCATGGTGGCAAAAGACTTCTGGACTACAGAAGATATGACTGCTGCCAATGCTGCTATTGCAGCAAACTCTTAAACTTAACCTGAAAGGAGACCGTTATGAGCAAAAACAAAAAAAACCTCATCACTGTCAACGACATCGAATACAACATCGAAGACTTCACTGACGCACAAAAGACTATGCTGAACCACATCAATGATCTGGATCGTAAGTTAGGCAGCGCACAGTTTAACTTGGATCAGCTTAACGTAGGGCGTGAGGCGTTTGTGAATATGTTGGCAGGTTCGCTTGAAGCAGAGCCAGAAGAAGAGTAATAATAAAATATAGGGACTAGAATATGTCTAAAGATAGTTGGCACTTGTCAAAATCAATACCTTTAACATTTGTGCTGGCTATCCTTGGTCAGACTATTGCTCTTGTATGGTTTGTTGCAGACCTTAACAATGACATTGAAATAAATACTCGTGAAATTGTGCGGCATGAGACACGTCTTATGGCACTTGAGAATATTGTACAGACACAGGCTGTAACTATGGCTCGTATTGATGAGAATATTAAAGCTATACGTACTACCCTAACAGGTATGGCTGAAAGAAGTAAGTAGTATTTTATATTGACTTTTATACCTATTTGAGTTAAACTACAGTAATGAAAATAGATAACAATAAGGCTATTGTAGATAGTTTAGAACTCTTAAAACAAAGTAAATGGCATAAAATATATAATGTAGAAGATATATACAGATATATTATTGCTCCTATAAAACATAATAGAATAAGACTTTATTACAAAGACAGTAATCCTGTAGGTCTAGTTACATGGTGCTGGTTGAGTAAAGAAGACGGACAAAGGTTCTTAGATAGCGAATACTATATTACTGAGGCAGACTACATATCAGATGTAGGGGATGAACTTTGGGGTATAGAGTTTATTGCTCCTTATGGAAACGCTATGCAAGTCATGAAGCTTATCCACAAAGAACATACGAGAGTGTACAACCGTACAGAAAAGATACACTGGCGAAGATTACAAGAACCTAGTAAGAGACACATAAGAGAGTTTAAAAATGATCTATAACCCCTTCATGATTGATCGGCATCTAAATCCTAGAGCATCTGGGCTTATAGTCTTTGGTGGTGGTGGAGGTAGTGCTCCTGCACCAACCCCTGCACCAACCGCAGCACCTGCCCCGGCACCTCCTCCTCCTGTTTTTAAATCTAGCTATCCTGAACTACAAGGTAAAGAGTACAGCAGTGCAGCTGATATGCAAGCTGCTGAAAAAGAAGTAGACTTCAAAAAGACTAATGAAGGTAAGTTGGCTACTTTTAAGTCTGCTGTTGATACAGCTTCTAAAGCAGATACAGGTTCTACAGATAAAATTGGTACACTACAACAACAAATTCAAGGTGTACAAGCAGTACCTTCTGTAACCTTTGAAGGCGCTGATGCTGCATCATTTACAGAAAAAGCTAATGCTTATAAAACATCTAAAAGCGAAGCATTAAACCAGTCTTTAGCTAAAGCACAGCAGCAATCTGCAGCGGAAGTGGCAGCAGGTCAGCGTAAGCTAGTTAAGACTGCTATTACTGATCCTTCACAACTTACAGTTAAACAAGACGTATCTACAATTGATCCGGCTACTGCAGGTACTAGTATAGGTACAGGTACTGGTCAAGTTGCTGGTGCTGCCCCTACTGCTACTACAGCAACCCCTGCAGCCACAACTATGGCTACTGCCCCTACACCTATTACTGCTGCTACCGTAGATCCTACTATGGGTCAACCTAAGATTGAGACTGCACTAGATACAATGCAACCTGCACAAGGTGTTGTAGGTGCTGACTCCACTGTAACTGCAGCTACTATGCAGCCTACTGATACAGCTGTATCGGACTTAGCTGCAGCACAAGGTACATCTATTGTAATGAATAACCCAGTTAATCGGGAGATTCAACAAGGTGAGATTATTACTGGTGTAGCTGATGCCGCTAAAGCTTCTGCTTACACTGAGCAAGTACAAGCTGCTACTGCTACTCCTTCAGATAAAGCTACAGTTCAAGGGCAGCTAACAGACCTCATGCAAGACTTTGAGGGTGGTGCTACACCAACATGGGCCGCAGGTGCTATGAGGGCTGCTACAGCACAGATGGCTGCACGAGGCTTAGGTGCTTCCTCTATGGCAGGGCAAGCTATTGTACAAGCTGCTATGGAGGCTGCATTACCTATCGCTGCTGCTGATGCACAGACAGTGGCTGGTTTTGAGATGGCTAACCTATCTAACCGACAGCAACGTGCTATGCTTGCTGCACAGCAACGTGCAGAGTTTATGGGTATGGAGTTTGACCAAGCCTTCCAAGCTAAGGTGCAGAATGCATCTCGTATTGCTGATGTAGCTAACATGAACTTCACTGCAGAACAACAGATAGCTCTGGCGAACTCTCGTAACGCTAACAGTATCAATATGGCTAACCTTACTAACCGTCAAGCAATGGTTATGGGTCAAGCTGCTGCTATCTCTAATCTTGAGATGGCTAACTTATCTAATCAGCAGCAGGCTGCAGTACAGAATGCTCAGTCCTTCTTGCAAATGGATATGGCTAACCTAAATAATAGGCAGCAGTCAGAGGTATTTAAGGCTCAAACACTTGTACAGTCTATCCTTACAGATCAAGCTGCAGCTAATGCAGCCAAGCAGTTTAATGCTTCAAGTGAGAACCAGACGAACCAGTTTATGACTAACATGCATACTCAGGTAAGCCAGTTCAATGCTACCCAAGCTAATGCTATGGAGCAGTTTGCTACTTCAGAAGAGAATGCAATTAGTAAGTTTAATGCTGCAATGAGAGATCAACGTGATCAGTTCAATGCAAACAATCAGCTTGTAGTTGCTCAAGCTAACGCTCAGTGGCGTCAGAATGTAGCTACAACAAACACTACTGCACAGAACTTAGCTAATGCAGAGCAAGCTAAAATAGCTAATGCCTTCACTGCCTCTACTATTGATCAGATATGGCAGCGTGAGCGTGACATTATGTCTATGGCTTGGAAGTCATCTGAGAGTTCAGCAGACAGGGCTAACAACATCGTAATGGCTCAGATGGGTATCTCCGCACAGAAGGAAGCTTTAGCTACTCAACAGGCTGCTGAGAAGTCTGCTGCGGTAGGTTCGTTCTTTAGTAAGCTACTCTTCTTTGGTGTGTAGCATTTTATTAGCTACTTCATTTGTAGCATTATCATCCGTAGAATTACAAGAAATAAGGTACACAGACATGGCAGCATATGGATCAAAGAAAGGTAGACAAGCTTTAGCGGAGTCTATTCTACAAGGCTTTGGCGGGGAGTCTATACAAGATCAGATTGATGCTGAACTAGGTACAGCTAAGTCTGCTACTACAGGCACTGGCGCTACTATGGCTGAAGATATGCTTGGTGATACTGAGTCTACTATATCTGACATGAAGCAACGCTCTCTTGGTGCTCGTATGAAGGAGAAGAAAGAGGTAGCAGAGGTAAAGAAAGATAAGGGTGCCAGCTTTGCAAGGGACTGGATGGCCTTACTTATGGGGCATGAAGAGAAGTTTAAAGATGAAAACTTCCAATATCTTTCTGATAAAATTGCTGCTGAGTCAAGTGCCCCTCTCAGTGAAGTGGATGCAGACGAAGTATTCCTACGTACTGGTAAGCTTCCTGAAGATGAAGCAGAAGCTGAAGTAGTATTAGCTTCTTCCGAATACCAGTCTACTATTCCTATGGAGGATCGTATCTTTGCACCAGAAGAAGAAGGTGTAAGTACAGGTAATGGTTTGATGTCGCCAAATATAAATAAAATTTCTGAAGGCTTGCCTTACTACGCTGGTTCAACTACAAGTACAGACGATGCAGATATTCTTAGAGAATCACAGGAACGTCTTAGCTCTACAGGGCATTACAGAACTACTGTGGACGGAATAGGAGGACGTAGTACTACAAACGCTATAAAAACATTTCAGTTTGAAAATGGACTAACTGTTACAGGTGAACTAAATCAGCAAACACGTAATAAGTTAGCTAGTACAGGACTTGAAGCTAGACCTGAGATTGCAGATGCAAATAACGAATTACTTAGCTTTATAGGTAAAGGCGAAAGTGGAGGATATGGAGCGGCTAACGACTATGGTAATGGTCGTACTCAATGGGGAGTAATGGACAGTTACTTCTCCGAAGATAAAGGTAAACCTTTAGATAAGCTTACCGTATCAGAAATAAGAGATATTCAATCAGGTGGGTTCGGTACAAGAGAAGTATTTGCCGTAGGTGCATATCAACTAATACCATCTACATTTGAGGCAGCTGTAGAAGCTTTAGATATTCCAGATGATGCCGTATTTGATAGAGAGCTTCAAGATAGAATAGCACTGGAGTATCTAGCGGCAGACAAAAGGCCAAAGCTAAGAGACTGGATGGAAGGTGATCAAGGTGTAACTAGAGATGAAGCGATGATGGCCCTTGCTAAGGAGTGGGCTTCTATCCCCGTGCCCTACGACATAACAAGAAAAGGTATGCGCATTCGTAGAGGTGAAAGCTATTATAAACCGGAAGGAAATACAGCTAATGCCCATACTGCAGAGGAGACAGAAGCTCTACTAGACCGCCTTCGTCCTTCAAATAACACAGAGAATAACTAATGTTTGGCTTACCCTTAGAACTTATCACCATGCTGTTCTCTACCGTACTAGGTGGGGTTATGTCTATGATAGGACAGAACGCTAAGAACAAAGCCAAGCAACAAGAGATGCTAATTGGTGCAACAAACGAAGCACGTGAGCACGGTAAGACAGACACCCACTTCGCATGGACACGTAGGCTTATAGCACTCTCTGCTATCTTTGCAATTATTGTATTGCCAAAGGTAGTAGCTGTATGGTATCCTGATGTCAGCGTTATTGTAGGCTACACGGAAGTACATGGTGGCATAATTAACTGGATATTTGGTGGTGATGGCACAGTTAAGTGGCAAGCTGCTAATGGATTTGTAATCACACCCCTCGACACACACATCGTATCAGCTATTGTAGGACTCTACTTTGGCGCTGGATTCACTAAGTAAGGTATATTATAATGGCAATGATGGCACCCATCCCCGGTCAATCTCTAACAGATGAGCCTCAGAACTTTGCTTGGGAAAGGCCCCCAGAGTATGTTGATCCTGACGAGGCTCTTATATTCCACATGGATCGTCTCTCTGAGAAAGAGGTGGCTGAGTCTGTATTGTTCCTCATGGAGTATGGATATCCTGTAGATGTACTCACACGTAGTCTTCTCACTGCATCTGTAGGTGAGGGTATGCACAGTGTAGATGTTAGTCTTATTATATCCCCTGCTATTGAAGAAGAACTATCCTACATGGCCCGTACAGCTGGCATTGATTATAAGGATACTTTCTCTGAAGATCAAACTAAAGAGGAGGCTGAAGAGGAACGGCTACGTGCACTCCTGCTCAAGAAGTTAGATGATAAATTAGGTAAGGGTGACGATAGTGTTTCTCGTAGTGCAGTAGAAGCTATGGGTTCACCTGCAGAGGATGACCTAGAAGCTATGCAAGAGAGTATGGCTCAAGAGAATATGGAAGATGAATCTGTAGTCAGTGAAGAACCTATGGAAGAAGAGATGCCAGAAGTACCACAGCGTACTGGTGGCCTAATGAGCAGGGGCGTTTGATATGAGTTTTGTAACAGGTTTCTTTGAGTCAGCTGGTGATGCTCTAGATAAACGTAAAGAATACATTAGAGCTAAGCGGGATAAGGATCGTGACTTCCTTATGACATATGGTGTACAAGCTGTAACTAAAACACAGAGTGCAGTTAATGATGTAGTTGCTACAGGTATGCAGCTTGAGTCACTTGGTATGGATAAAGAAGATATCAACTACTTGGTAGAGACTTCTGGTCCTAATGCCTTGGCTACTGTGTACAATGCAGTTAAGGATATACCTGCTGATCGTTTAAATACTAAATTATTTAATAGCATTGTTAAGCGCTCTAAAGATTACACACCTTCTGGTACTTCCTATGAGGATATGGTAGCTAAAGCTTTTGGCTTGTATAAGAAGAATGCTACTGATGATCCAGCAGAGAATGTGAGGGTAGGGTTCTGGTCATCTATGTTGTTTGATCCTAATGCAGCTGACAGTGCTTTAGATGAAACTTATATTGATGGCTACAGTGGTCGTGACATTAAACGTATCATGGGTACAGCTAAGCCGGGTATGAAGGGTCCACTGGATATTGACTACACTGCTATCCCTAAGACATACTCAGACTTAACTCTTCGTGGTTTTGCTACCACTGCTGTAGATAATATTGATGTAGCTGCTCTAGCCGAACTCAAGCGTATGGCTCCAACAGCAGAAGCTGCAGCTAACCTAAAGGGGGATGCTGCCACTAGATATATTAATCTTACTAGAGCAATAGAAGAAGAAGACTACCGTACTATTCTAAAGTTAGTACCAGAAGCTAAGACTAAGATCTTAGATTTTGATAAAGAATCAAGGGGAGGACTTAGCTATAACCCTAACTTTACGTTCCAGCCTTGGGCCGCTGAGATTTTTGCTGAAGCATCTGGTCAAGAGACAGTAGAAGAAAAGGAATTAATCTCTAATGGAGAGCCTATTACTGCAGGTAATAACGCTGCGTTCAAGGCTATCTGGGACTTAGCTTCTGAAAAATACCCAGACATTACTCCTTTAGAAGAGATTAACACATATAACACTAGGAAAGAAGCTATAGATTCAGGTGATCCTTTTGCTATTGTAAATGGTGAGTTAGTAAAAGTACCAACAGTTACTGCTGAACCTCCTATTGTACCTGAGGGTTCAGTTGGTATGGCTACAAATGATACTTCACTGAATAATACCAGTACAAAAAAAGGCCGCAATAAAATACGTATGACGCCAGAGGCTAGAGCAGCTGTGGATGCACACGCTGAACTCTTAAAGAGCTTTACTTTACTAGAGGCTGAAGGTGGCTCTGACGAAGATCTAGCTAAGGCTGCAGCTGCTATTCAGGAAAGCCTAGATAACATGCCTAACTCTGGTAGAGATGCAGCAGAGAGACTCACAGATGCAATAGAATCTCTTGATGAATTTGATACACCAGAAGATGCTACAGAAGAAGGTGAACCTTGGTGGGGATACTTAGTTCGTAGGTCTGATGGAGGTCGCTCTACACCAGCTACTAATGACCCTGAAGATGTATTAGCTATGGATGAACTACCTTACACTGAACTTCAGCCTGCTCAGACCGTGCTTGATATGAAGGATATTACTGAGATAACATCTATGAAAGAGTTAAGAGAAAAACTAAAGAGCGGTGAAATCCAAGAAGGAGATCAGGTCTTAATAAATCGTAGGGCATACGTCATTGAGCAATCAGGTGAAGGTCCAATAGGTGAGATTAAAGTTGGTAGAGAATTTAAATAAGGATCGTACCTAATGGATCAGTATGGATTTGAGAGCTTTGGTTCTCCTTATAAGAAAGAGGAAGACCTCTCTGGCTTTGAAAGCTTTGGCTCACCCTATAGTGAACAAGAGCTAGATGACTTTGAAAGCTTTGGTACGCCTGACCAAGAGCAAACTACTAAGGCTGTAGTAGAAAGCCTCCCGTCTGCTCAGACTATTAATGACCTAATGACAGATAGTAACTTCTCTGTTGTAGGACAGTATATGTCTCAGCGCTTTGGTATGGATGAGAGTAAGCATACTCGTGATAAGATTGTAGACTCTTTTGTAAACCATATGCGTAAGTTTAACACAGGCCAGTCTGTAACTACAGCTACTGAGTTAGCTTATCTTAGCACAGATGATGAAACTAAGAAGCTTGCAGCTGGTCAGGCTTATAAACTCTTTGATAACATGAAGGGTGCTTTCTCTAGTGAGTATAGCTTAGCTGATAAAGCTGATGCTGTGTATGATTATGGACGTGCTCTCATAGTAGATCCTATTAACATTGTGTCACTTGGTTTTGGTAAGCTTATTACTGGAGGTGCTACTAAAGCTGCGGCTCAGTTAGCTAAAGAGACAGTAAAGAAGCTTGTGCTAGACTCAGTAGGTAAAGCTGCCACTAAAGGTACACTTACTGCAGCACAGAAGGCTACAGTTAATCAGATTGAGCAGCGTGTTATTGGTCAGATTATTAAAGGCGAAGCTGTAGAGGGTGTAGCTAAGGGTGCATTCCAGCAAGCCTTGAAGAAACAGACTCGCAAAGAGATTGCAGCTACTGCCGCTTTTGATACAGCTGCAGCAGTTACTGTTGATGCTATCTATCAGAAGGCACAGCAGCAAGCCTACGTACAAGATAACTACAGTGCATTGCAAGGGGCTATCACTGGTGTAGGTGGTGTGTTTGGTGGGAGCTTAGCGTATGGCCTTAGCCTTCTCAATAAGGCTCCTCACACTGAAGGCTCTTTGCCTATGTTTATGCAAGCGTTTGACAATGCTGCTGCGACACAAGCATCTGTAGATAAGCTTGCACGTCAAGGTAAGCAACGTAAGAATGCAGAAGCTATTAAGAAAATGGACTTTAAAGCTTTCAAGAAGCTGCTAAAAGAAACTACTTCCGCTGCTGAGCGCTGGGCTGCTAAGGTAAACAAAGGTGATACCTTACGTAGAGCATCTGGTGAAGTCTCTGATCCACGTAGAGATGCATTTCTTGGTGCATTCCTTCACGGCATAGATGATCCAGTAGATGGCTTCAAAGGGCTAAAGGGTATCTTTGAAGAGTTTGGTATATCATTAGCCAATGAAGATGATACCTTCCAGAACTTTACTGACTTCCTCACTGAGACCATCAAGGCCCTACCTGCTGACGCTAAGAAAGATGTAGCTGCTCTGTACAAAGTTACACTCAAGCAGTTACCAGAGTTTAGACAGTTACGTACTCTTGATAGAGGTATGCTGGCACTCTCTAGTATGTCATCAGAGTGGGGGCGTACAGGTAATACACTATCTAAACTCAAGCAAGACTTGAAGTTGTCTGCAGAAGGTAAGACTCCTGCTCAGAAGTATAATGAAGTTGTAGAAGACAACCTAGACTTGCCAAGTAAAGAGTGGCGTAAGAAGTTAGGTGAAGGTACAAGCGGCCTACAACAAAACCTTATTCGTATGTTGATTACTCACCCCGGTACTACAGCACTTAACATTGTAGGTTGGACTAATGCTACGGCTATGCAATCTATTGGTGATACAATACGTGGAGGACTGTATGCTGGTAGAGCTTTAGGTGAACTAGCTATTGGACGTAAGACTAATGCAGTAGACTTTGCTAATAAGTCTAAACTTATGTTAAGCCTTCAGCGTCAGAAGATTACAAACTTAGTTAGTCCTTTCTCTACACAACAAGCTGCGTTCTCATTCCTTGCAGCTAACCCTAAAAGTCAGAAAGAATTATTCCGCTACATGTCAGGTGGTATTGAGCTTGATGATGTATATAAAACATTAGGCTTAGACTTAGAAGATACAAGTCCGGGTGCCTTTGAGAAGGTAATGGATTTTGCTCAGACTGTATATGGTGTTAAAGCTCAGGATATCTTCACTAAGTCTCAAGAGTTTATGTATGCATTAGATAAACAGGTACGCCTAAAGTATGGTGTAACTTACTCTGAGTTCCTGCAAGACCCTAATTTGTATCAGCGAATGAAGGGTGATGAGTATGTAGACATACAAGCTATCGCTGTAGAAGATGCATTACGTAACGTATACGCTAAGTCTTATGGTAAAGGTTCAGAGAAAGGTGGCTTGTTAACTAACGCTGCACGTATTATTGAAGACCTTCGTAAGTACCCTGTCATTGGTGCTATGGTTCCATTTGGTCAGTTCTTTAATAACACACTAGGCCACATGTTTGATCATACAGGCATTAGCTTAGTTCATAAGTATGTAGCTGGTACAACACGTGATCCTGTGGAGCTTCTTACCAAGTCTGCTGTGGGTATCTCTCTCATTGGTGTCGCTACTGCACGTGAGTATGATAACATGGAAGAAGGTCTGGCACTGTTCGATGAGCGGGGCAGTGATGGTGCAATACGTAATCGTATGTATGATTTTCCTTACAGCTTCTACAAAGCTATTGGTCGTATGGGTGCTCACATTATGCGTGACGGTGATGTACCACCAGAGATGACACGTGAAGTTGTCTCTTTGTTTGGCCCAGAAAATTTAACTAGGCAACTGGGTGACTCTGCTAAAATGAGCTATGACCTACTCATAGACCTTGCGTCAGGTGAGGACGTTGCCGTTAAAGAAGGTCTGGTTAAGGTAGTTCAGGATGCAGGGGCTATGTATATCAGCGGTTACTCTCGCCCCTTAGATCCTATTAATCAGATGATTTCTCTAGGTAGAGGTGAGGACTTCATACCTGTTGATCGTAAGCAAGGCAGCCAGTGGGTAAATAATTCTGTACGGTATGTAGATCAAATCTTTACTGCACTTAGCGGCGAGGAGATTGCACCTGAGAAGTTCTCAGCACTAACAGATCAGCCACAGCTTACACCTATTGGTAGGATCTTTGGTTATCGTGAAGTCGCAGGTCAAACTTCTATTCAGCGTATGTTTAATGAGATTGGTAAACCTCAGTGGCGTACAGAGATAAAGTCTTTCATACCTGAAACACAGAATGATATTAATAAGTATGTGTTTAACTTCTTAGAGGCTAATGCAGAAAAGGCTATTAGTACTTCTGCTTGGAAGAACGGGGATATTGAGTCTCGTACAGCCATACTTGGTGACGTTATTAAACGCTCTAAAGAACTGGTAGTAAGTGTATTAGAGAATAGTATAAACCCTGATGATAAGAGAACCAATAAACTATTTAACTTAAGTAAGAAAGGTAGTGGTGTATCTCAAGTAGATGTATCTAAAGCACTAAAGAAATTAGATTTAGACTTAGAGATAACAGATCTTGATGAGAACCAGCTAGACTTCTTAATAGCTTACTTAGAACTAAAGGATGAAGATATAAAAAGGGAAGTAGAAGCTTCTAACTAACCCAGACAAAAAGAAGGGGCGGCTTAATTGCCGCCCTTACTCGTTTTATATAGTGCCATGTTTCTTAACGCAGTGCCTTGCCCATAGTACAGTAGCAATAAGATGCTCTAGTGCTTTGTTCCTCTCGTCACTCTGCCATAGATTACTCTTGATATGCTTCTCTAATGCTTCAGCATGTTGGGTTAGCTCATCATAGAACTTAATGCGTGTGCCTTCTACGTGCGCTTTGGCTTCTTGTTCTAACTTCACAGACCTTCCTTCATAAATACTTTTACCCATTCAGCACAGATGTCACTCCTTACGATATCATCTACACCAAACTCAATGACAGGGACATCAAGCATATGCTTCTTAGCTAAATGAATAATCTTTGACAGGCCATCACCTGCCTTTAGATCACTCTGCTGTACATCTCCGTTAAGTACAATAGTACTATTCTCTCCTACCCTTGTTAACAACATCTTAAGTTCAGCTGTAGTGATGTTCTGAGTTTCATCTACTATTAAAAATGCATCGTCAAAGCTACGCCCACGCATCAATGCTAAGGGTGCCATCTCAATGTTACCATTCTTAATGGCTGTATCTACCACCCCCTTGCTCAAATGCTTTTCTAATACATCTAGTACAGGTAATGCCCAAGGGTATGTCTTCTCTTCTAGTGTGCCCGGTAGATATCCTAAGTCTTTACCTACTGCAACGTGAGGGCGTGTGATAACTATCCTATCTATACGTTTAGTAATGTATAAAGTAGAAGCCATAGTCGCAGTAACATAAGTCTTACCTGTACCAGCGGGTCCAAGAACTAGAACCTGAGTATTACTTTGCATTGCCTTCCACAAATAGTCTTGGTTATCTGTACGAGGGATGAACTCCGGTTTGTCCTTTTTCTCTGCGCCCTTATAGTTAGTCTTTCGTCTTGATCTTACTTGCTTCTTAGGAGGTTCACTTAGCTCCAGCATATATTCCACTTTCTAGTTGAGAGATTGGCATGTTGTAACAATTAGACTTAACAGTGAAGTTATTACTTGGATCTACTTCTCCTTTGCGTAGATACACAGCATCTTCATAGTACTTACTCTTTGGATAGACTCCTAAAAACCAAGCAGTATGTAAATCATTATGTACCCGTACAAACGCATAGTAGTCACACTTCTGTTTAGTGTTTAACTCTGCAACTGAACACTCATAATGTTTCTTAGGAGGTACAGATGTACGTTTAGTCTTTACATCTATAGTAGTACCGTCTTCTAGCTTGATGTCATAGTCGTATGTATTAGCCTCATCCGCACCTAAGATGAGTGCAGCTACAGCTTCTCCTAAGAAGCCTGCTGCGTTACCCTTTCCTGATGTAATACTGTTATTTAGTGTACCCATACTCTTAGCTTTACTAATTGCAGCATCAATCATTTGTTGAGATACTTTTACTTCCTTCATCTAGTAGCTCCTTTAGTTCCTTGTACCCGCCTACATGTTTACCTTCATGGTTCCATATTTGTGGTACTGTAGTCATACCTGCTTGCTTTATCAATGTCAACAGCCACTTACTACTGACTGTATCAACTGAGTAAGACATAAATCCTATACCTTCCTTTTGTAGTAAGGTCTTTGCCTTATTGCAGAACTCACACTTAGTAGTCCCTAGTATTACGTACATATGTTCTCCTATCTAGCTGCTCAAGCAAATGTTCTTGTGCTTCTTGTGACATGATAGGCCACTGCCTTATCTCTGTCATGCTGCGGAGGCACCCTATGCAAAACCCATCCTCAATGAAACAGATCTTTACACAGGGTGACTCGGCCTTACCTACACTAGGTCTACGATCTCGCATGAATCACCGGAGCAAGCCATAGTCTGCATGGATACTGTGTTGTCCTCACTCTCATACTCGTTAAGCTCTTCCCAGTCAATGCTGTCTGGCATAAGTGCAAGCATCTCTTCATACTCTTCCTTGGTGCAGTCCTGATAGGGTGCCTGCTGGTAAGTATGA